TCAGGCGGTGTCTGCGGCATCTCCTCTCGAAGCCTCTGGGAGCGGCTGGTTGTCGGAGTTGGGTCCACGGTCGGGTCCACGCGGGTCCACGACAGTCAGCGGGGTGGGCTCGCCGAGGGCAGCGAGCATCTTCGCCCGGGCCTGCGGGGTCTCCTGGACATAGCCCGCGAGCTCGTCCAGGTCGGCGTGTCCCATCACCCGCTTTACCGCGAACACGTCCGCCCCGCCCTCGATCACCCGCGTCGCGAAGCCACGCCGCAGGCCGTACGACGACTTCGGCTTCATCCCCAACTCTCGGGCCGCCTCGCGCATCCGCATCGACAGCAGCTCCGGGTGTAGCACGCCGCCGCGTACGTTGAGGAACACCAGCGGCGACGAGCACGTGGAACCATCGGTGTGCGGGACGCCGCAGCCCCGCGTGAGGTCCCTGCCCGCGAGCTGCCGCTTCACGATCTCGATCGCCTTGCCGCTGAGCGGCACCCGGCGTCCGTCCGAGTCCTTCGGGTACGGCCGAATCTTCCGGAGCCGCTGCACGTAGACGTGCCCGATCTCGACCCAGCCGCCCTCGATATCGACCTCATCAGCGTGCAAGCCGGACATCTCGCCCGGTCGGCACCCCACCTCAAGGATGTAGTCGGCCGCATCCACGAACCGCTGGTTGAGCTTGGCGCCGAGCTTCTGCGGCTCGCCGACCTCGACGTACTTCTTCACACGCTTCGGCCGGCGGGGAAGGCGGATGCCGACCAGTGGCGAGCCGTCAAGAATGCCGCGCTCGACGGCTGCGTTGATCGAGCGCTGGAGGGGCGCGTAGACGTTGCGCACATAGTTCGCCGAGTAACCCTCGCGGCACAGTTCGTCGACCCAGCCTTGAACCTCACTGCGCTTGATCCCGACGAGTGGAAGGTGACCCCAGCGGGGGCGGACGTGCTTCTTGACGACCTGGCTCTCCTTCAGTGCCCTGTCGGACGTGACGCGCTGGTCAGTGGTGAGTGTGTCCCACCAGTCCGACCACGAAGTCTTCGCCGAGAGCGTGCCGGCCTCAGCCGCAGCGCGACGCTTGGCCTTGGCCTGCGCTTCGACTGCGGCGTCCCGGGCGTCGGACTTGCGGGGGAACGTGCCTGGCAGCCAGCGCTTCTTACCGTCAGCATCGACGTATCTGCCACGCCACCGTCCGCTGGGCAACTTCTCAGCGCTAGCCATCGGCGTCGCTCTCCCCACGCTGTTGAGGCGGGTCGAGGCTCAGTCCAGGATTTGGCAAGACCTCTAGGCCGTCTTCGTCTTTGTATGCGTCTTCCTGGATCACTCCGCCCATCCGTTCGAACTCCTCAGCCGCGTCGTTGGCATCCTTCTGCGCCTGTACCACCTGCCGCTGGAGCGACTTGATCGCGGCCTCGTCGCCGAGTTCCATTGCTGCTCGAAGTTCCTGATCGAGATTGAGCGCGTGAGCTGTTCGGCTCGCAGTGATCACGGCCTGGGCGTACAGAAGGCCTTCATCTGGCCTGTCTGCCATGGCCAGGATGTGGTTGATCCAGTCGCGCAGTTCCCGCAGTTCGTCAAGGCCAAGGCCCTGGATGCGCCTGAACAGTTCCTCTCGTGGGCTTGTCATTCGGAGCTCGATTCGACCCGTCAGCGAGGGGACCGGCGCGACCGAACCAGTACCGGATACCCGTGCGGGCGGAGCCGCAGCCGCGACCTGGCCCTTGGCGGTGAGTCCGAGTTTCGCGTGCCCACTACCTCGGGCAGTTCGCGCTTCCCCAGGGCCGGTCAACTCGCTTCCTGCGGGGGATCGACGGCCCGCAGAATGCCGAGCTCTTAGGTCCTTGATGTAGTCCCTCACATCGTCTGGATCCACTTCCAGCCCAGCGAGCTCAAGGAGCTCGAAGGCGTCCAGGTCAAGAGCGTCTGCGACTTGAATGACGGTGGTCACCTTTGGGTTGACCGGGATCCTGCGTCCCTGCCTCTGTTCGTAGCCGGACTCCATCTGCCGCCACCGGCCTTCGGATAGGTCCGCCTTCCGGGCGGCCGCTCTTATGGAAAGGCCAGCTTCCTCTCGCTTCTCCCGCAAGTACTGGCCAAGGCGGTTGTCGTCAGGCATGACCGTGAGCATCGCATGCGTGCTTCGCACTTTCCACGTCGGGTGGCTCCCCTCTGCTCCGATTGAGCCCGTTCGCTTCGCACCTTACACGACCACCGGCTGATTGCGTAGTGGGGCGAATAGGTGCGAAGTCGAGCGAATATTTGCGAAGTTCGCGACACGTGAGGGGGAGCCTGTTGCGTAGCATTGGTGTCGCTTCGTCTAGAGTGATCTCAGCGGGAGCCACTAGGTCCCCGCCGAACGAGAGGAATCCACATGGAAGAGCCCACCTGGATGGGCACTGCAGGCGTCAGCAGATACGCGGGCGTCCACGCCAAGTCCGTCGAGAAGGCGGCCCGGAAGGGGTCGCTGCGTGGTTACCAGAACGGGGCCAACGGGACGTGGCGCTTCCACCGCGACGACGTAGACGACTGGATGCGTCGCGGCGCACCCATCCCGCGCAAGGTCTCGGCCGCCTGATGGGACAGGCGCGCGGAAACCCCCAGAAGACGACGAACCGCCCTGTTCCCAGCCGGCAAGCACAGGCAGAGCGGTCCGTCGGAACGAACACCAAGGAGAAGATTCCTATGGCATTCAGCGACATCTTAGCGCTGACCATCGCGATCGTGGCCGCCGTCGTGGCGAGCGTCGCCGTCGGTCGGCTGCGCCGCACCGGCAAGGACGGCAAGGAGGCGAGGCGCAAGTACCTCGCCTTGCTCGTCGCGACGGACGCTTTGGACCCCGCGACCAGCAAGAAGCTGCTCGCCGAGGCCGACCGCCTCTTTGGCCTGAAGTTCGACCCCGCGCGTGGTGCCCCGACGCTCAGTTTCGCTGACCTTGACGCTGCGGAGCGCGCCCTCGATGGAGAGACCAGTCTCCTGTGCCTCGGCACGATCCCCACGCTGGTCAACGATCTCGCAGATGCCGACGCGGTGAAGGCGGCACCGTTCCGAGTCGAGGTCGACCGTCGCTGTGGCGCGCCGACTGTGGCGGTTCTGTCCGTGGACGAGTGGGCGGAATCGGCAGAGTTCGACGCCGCTGGTGTGCGGCGGGCGATTGAGTTGTTCACCGAGGCAGAGCAGCATCTGATCGGCGCGGCAAAGGTCTCGGACTTCGACGCTCATGCTGAGCGGGCGTTGAACCTCGTCCGGCATGCAGAGATGGACCGGTTGGCTGCTGACCTCTCGCGCGACGACGAGGAGATTCGAGATCTGGCACGGGAGATCGATGCTTTCGAGCTGCTGTCGCCGGAGCGGCGGCTTGAGGTACGCGACCGGGTCGTGGCACTGAAAGGGCACATCGCCGGGATCGCGCTTTCGATTGGTCGGCTGCAGGGGGCATTCGACAGCGGGTTCGATCGTATGGACAAGGCCCTCGCAGCGGCGGCGAGCACGGTGACCGAAGGTGGCGACCGATGACCATCGCGACCCTTGTCTTGTGGGCGCTCGCGCTGCTCTGCCTCGGATGGACCCTCGGGGTCCTTGTCGAGCGTCACTTGCTCAGCAAGATCGGTGGGGCACAACGGCAGCTGGCAGAGAGCACGGACGCTGCGCAGGAGCGGCAGCGGCTGGCTGACGACTTCGAGGCCGGGTTCCTCCGGCACAACCCGCACTTGCGGGACCTGGTCAACACCCACCGCGCTCGCCACGGGCTGCCGCCGCTCGATGAGAGCGGCGAGGTAGCACAGGCTCCTGGAGGCAGCGATGACTGACCCCTCGCTGTTCGACTTCTTCGCTCCGGTGGTCGAGCCGGGACCGCGGTTCACCGACCGCGTGAAGCACTTCGCCGACGAGGCGATCCAGGGACGCCGAAACGCCCTCGACGTGTGCAGGCAGATCAAGGCCGAGGCCGAACGGCAGGCCCACGTCGATGCCGCCCGTGATGCGGAGGTCACGGCCACCGGCGAGGGCAAGGTCCGCGCCGACGCTAAAGCCACCTCGGCCAGGGCTGCCCGTCTCGTCGCGCCTCGCGTCGGCAGCCAGCGAGCCCGCATCCTCACCGCAATCGTCGAGTATGGCGGCTGCACGGACCACGAGCTCGCCGAGCGTTTGCAGCTACTCGACAACTCTGTCCGCCCCCGCCGGTCCGAGCTCCTCGAAGGCGGGTTCGTCCGCGACTCCGGCCGCATCCGCCAGCACCGCGGTTCCAGCTGGGTCGTGTGGCAAGCCACTGCTGCCGGACTCAGCTGGTACCACTCCGTCCACTCTTCCCCCGCCGCGTGAGCCCCCAGGAGTACCTGATGATCGACCTGTGCGAGACCCCATTCGAGGAACGCACCCGCGAGCAGGTGGAGCGCTGGTATCACCACCAGTTCCCGCTGCTGAAGGCGTACGACGAGCTGACCCGCGAGCACAACACCCACACCGGCAGCATCCATGAGCCAATGACCGGTGGGCTGGACACGCTCGCGGTCACGGAGCTGGCGCTGACGCGGATCGGCAAGCCCCCGCGCGACGCGGCCGACGTGTCGATGGCCGAGGCCTACGTTCGCGGTCTGCACGCCGAGATGGCGGAGCAGTACCCGGATGAACCGCGAAAGCTCGCGGATGCGATCACCGGGGTGGAGATCTCGCTCGCGGGATGTGTGCTGCGGGCCGAGGACTTCGAGGCCATGAGCCCGGTGGAGCGTGAGGACCATGTCGATTTGCTCGTCTCCGAGATGGGCGGCGACCCGGTTGAGTACCTGCGCGAGGCGCTGATGCACGCGCTGCCCGCGATCTACCGGCAGATCACGGCGCAGGACCAGGCGCGGCGCCGCCAGTTCTCGGTCGTCGGCTAAGGCTTCGTTCGCTTTCGGCCTGGCTCGTGGGCAACGGTCCACGAGCCAGGCTGCCACCCACGAAGGAGGTGACGTGGCCGCCAAGTTCACGGCGATCCGCTGGGCCCGCGAAGTACCCACACAGCTGCACCAGGGCCGCGTGGATCGCCTCGGCCACCACCTGCTGCTCTTGCTGGCGACCTACGCCCGCAACGACGGCACGGACGCGCATCCGTCCACGGCGACGCTCGCCAAGGAGGTGCACGCGTCCGAACGCGAAGTACTCGCCACACTCGACCGCCTCGAAGCCGCTTGCTTGATCCGCGCCGATCACGGCTCGAACGGCATCCCCGGGTGGTCGCTGAATCTCGAAGTGAGGTCTGAAGTGGACCCGGTTGTTGAGGATCGGGTGGCCCGCCGGAGGGCTGCTGATCGTGAGCGGCAGCGTCGCCGCAGGGAACGACTCAAGGTGGACAGTCACGCCACAGTTGACCGTGATGTCACGGAAAACTCGACCGTGACAGAAAAGGGTGTCACGCAAGAGTTGCCCGTGAGTCACGCACAAGTCGACCGTGACAAGGCCGATGTCACGCAAGAGTTGGGCGTGAGTCACGGATCAGAAACCGTGACAACCGCAGGTCAGGGGCCACACAACTCCCTGTTGAACTCCCAAAAGAAGAACTCCAGTAATGAACTCCCCCCGATCCCGGATGGATCGGGACAAGCAACCCTCATCCAGTTCCCCACATCGAAGCCTCAGCCGGAGCCGAGTGGCTACACCGAGGCATTCGAGGCTGCTTGGCTGGCGTACGGCCGACGCGGCACCAAGAAGGCCGCATTTCGTGAATGGCAGAAGGCGATCAAGCGGGTCACTCCCGGGACGATCACCGCGGCGATCCCTGCCTACGTGGCCAGCACGCCCAACCCTCAGTACCGCCAGTACCTCGAGCGCTGGCTGCGTGACGACGGCTGGGAGAGCGCACCTGTCCCCGCTAAGCAGGCCGCCGGCAGTTGGCAGCCCTACCAGAACCCCACCGATCAATCCGTCTACGACGAGCCCCTCTGACCTGGAGAACACCATGACCAAGGACTTTGTGAAGTCGCTCGACGAGCATCGCGCCCAGTGGGACGCCGAGATGCGCGAGCGATGGGAAGCCGCCGAGACCGACCTCAGCTTCTCGGAGTGGAAGAAGCAAGAGTTCGAGCGTCGCCGCGCTGAGCAATTCGCCGAGGATGACGCACGCCGCAAGGCTGAAGCGCACGCCCTTCGCGTCGAGGCCCTGAGCAAGCAGATACCCCCGCGCTACCGCAACGCGACCACCGACCACGCCGAGCTCACGGCCTGGGTCCAGCGGCTGCTCACCTGGTCGCAGGAGCTGAGCTCGGCCAGACGCCCCGTCACCGTTGAGGGCTGGGGTCCCACGCCGTACCGCAGCCCGACCGAACCGGATGTCGAGACCCAGACGGCTGGGCCGTCGCTCCTGTTGCTCGGCCCGACCGGCGTTGGCAAGACCCATCAGGCGTTCGCCGCGCTCCGCCAGTACGTAGCAGAGGGCGGGATGGCGACCATCAGGGTGGCAACCTCGGCGGACATGTACGCCGAGCTGCGCCCGCGCCCGGGGGTCGACTCGGAAGAGGTCTTCGGCCGCTACGCCAAGTGCCCCGTGCTCTTCATCGACGACCTCGGCGCGGCGAAGTCGTCCGAGTGGGTCGAGGAGATCAACTACCGGCTGATCAACTACCGCTGGAACCACCAGCTCGCGACCCTGATCACCTCGAACGTGCCGACCCGCCAGTTGGGCGAATACCTCGGTGAGCGCGTCGCCAGTCGCCTCAACGGCATGTGCTCCACGACCGTCCTTAAGGGCGACGACCGCAGGAGGGCAGCATGAACCCCAACCCGAAGGTCACCCGCGCCGACAGCGAGGTCACCACCTGCGTGATGCTCACCGCGCATGGCGACAAGTGCGGCAAGCCCGGCCAGCTCGGGCTTCCCGCGGGTATCTGCGTGCAGCATGCACTCGCGGTGTTCCGAGCGGTCAACAAGATGATCAGCGCTGAGCAGGCGAAGGTGGCGAGCTGACGATGGTCGACATGCCGATCAAGCGCGGCACATCGTCGCGTCTCGGCCTGAGGCTTCCGCGGCCGCGGCTCCTCTTGCGCGTGGGCGGTCAGTTGAGCGACGGGGAGTTGCAGCGGTTCCGCGCCGAGTTCGCGAAGGCGATGCGGAATCCCGTGCATTTGGTGCTGGGGCCGTCGGTGAAGGTGGAGCGGCGGCCGTGGCGGCGTCGACGCACGAAGGGAGTAGAGCTGTGATTCACCGCTGCAACCGAGACGAGCGTTGCCCTGACCGTGAACGGGTCGACGGGCAAATGCTCGGGGCCCGCATCAACACCGAGTTCGGGCTGTGCCCCACCTGCACACGCCACGTTGAGCGGGCCATCGCCGAGCTGCCCCGCGACTACGTCGAGCTGTCCCTGCAGCTCGGCAAGACCGGGTCCCCGGTGGGCGACAAGGTGTCCGGCTCCAGGGACACACCCACACCGATCCGGCTCGGAGTGGAGGCCACGATGCGCGCCATCGCCCACGAGGCACAGGTGTGGGCCGAGTCCGTCGGCGAGGTGTTGAACACCGCGTGGGACACGCAGACAGCCCGCGATTCCCGCCCCGGCGCTGTGCTGCAGCGGGCATGCACGCTCCTCGCCGGATCCGTGTCCGCGCTCCTCGCGCTACGCGGCGTCGACCACCTCGTCGGCGACGACCGCGACGGCTACGTGCCGGTGACACGGGACGGCGTGGACGGTGCGCTCGTGCTCGCCGACCTGCACCAGCGGGCGCGGTTCATCCTCGGCAAGACCCGCATCGTGCATCGCCTCCCGGCGCCATGCCCGCGATGCGAGAGCACAGCGCTGGAACGCCCAGACGGCAGCGACACCATCACCTGTTCCGCATGCCTGCGGGTGTACTCGTGGGACGAGTATCAGCGCCTGTGCTGCGCCCTCGCGGACCGGAGGGAGATCGCCGATGCCGCGTAGGCAGCAGCCTGATCCGTGGCCCTGGCCGGCGGACACCCCGCTCGACCGAGCCCGCCGGATCGCCCACGAGTACCGCCAGTACCTGCTGGAGCACGCGGCCGAGGTGTGCGCCCAGCTGGATCAGCGCGCTCGGGATCTTGGCCAAGGCTGGGTGGCGCCACAGCCCGTGGCGTACGAGATGGACGACCTGCTCACCGTCGAGCAGGCCGCCGACTACTGCCAGGTCAAGCCACGCACCGTCGACGCCTGGAGGCAACGCGGACTTCAAGCCACCCGCACTCCTGACGGGGTGCGCTACCTCGTACGGCACCTGCACGACTACCAGGCTGACCGGCGTAAACGGCGCGTGAGCTGATCAATGTCGGTACACTGTGGTACCGTTCGGTGCTGGAGAGGTGTCTCTCCAGGAGCCAAGCCCCCGGTGACCGTAACGGTCTCGGGGGTTTCGTGCTTGAGGAGCAGCATGGTCCTCCGTCCTTGTCTCGACTGCGGGAAGCTCTCACCCAACACCCGGTGCCCCATTCACCAGCGGGGGCGTAACCGCGATAGGGAGCGGGAGCGCAGCAAGACCAGAGCCACCACCAACGAACGCGGCTACGGTGCGGAGCATCGGCGGCTACGTGCCACGCTCAAGCCGGTTGTCGAATCTGGGCAAGCGGTGTGCTGGCGGTGCGGATACCCCATCCACCCCGGTGAGGCGTGGGACCTCGGCCATCACGATCAGGACAGAACCAGGTACCGAGGACCCGAGCACGCCACCTGCAACCGTGGCCGAGCACCAGCCCACCCTGGCCCTGCCACCCCAAGGACCTGACCACCCACTGCCCCCACCCCCCTGCCCCCACCCCCACCTACACCTACTGACGACGAATCAGCTCAATTGATCAGAAACAAAACGAGATCAAAGCGAGCTTGGTTCGCACCACACACGCGGGCCGTCGTGACCCACCGTGACCAGGGTGGTTGGAGGAGCACAAGGGGCCAGGGGGAGGGGTAGGCACGGGCTGACCTGCAGGTATGTGACCCCGGCCCTTACCTCTCTCGCGATGTGTACGGGTCTGGCCGAAACGAGCACCGAGCGTGAGCGCATGCCGGGAGGTGATCGTGATGGCCGGACGTGGCCCGGCGCCGAAGGATCCGGCGAAGCGGCGGCGGCGCAACGCGGACCCGGTTGCGCAGTCCGAGATTTCGCCCGATGGCGAGTTGCGGGGCCCGGATTTGCCCGATGTGCTGGGCGAGGACGAGGAATGGCACCCGCAGACCCGGCGGTGGTGGAACACCTGGCGTAAGAGCGCCCAGGCGCAGACCTTTTTGGACACGGACTGGGACTTCCTGGTTGACACGGCGCTGATGCATCACACGATGTGGTCGAAGGGCCGGTGGGAGTTCGCAGCGGAGCTGCGGTTGAGGGCGGCGAAGTTCGGTGCGACTCCGGAGGACCGGGCTCGGCTGCGCATGCAGGTGACCGAGCCGGAGAAGCCGACGACGGGTCAGGAGGCTCGCCAGTCGCGGTACTCGCACTTGAAGGCGGTGCAGTAGGTGCCGTGGCGTGGAGCTGATCCGGACGACCCCTTCCCGTTCCCGTCGCTGGGCTGGACGCTGTTGGAATGGTGGGCGGACTTCCTTCCGAGCCCCCGGGATGAGAGCGAGCCGCTCATCTTCACCAACGAGCAGGCCCGGAGTCTGATCGAGTGGTACGCCCTGGATCCCTTGACGGGGCGGTTCGTCCATCGCCGTGGGGCGTCGCGTCGTTCCAAGGGGTGGGGCAAGTCGCCGCGAGAGGCTGCCAAGGGCATCGCTGCGCTCGCGGGTCCGACGCGGTTCGATGGGTGGGACGCCAACGGCGACCCGGTTGGCCGGCCGCTGGGGATCCGGGGTGGTGACCCGAAGCCGTGGGTGCAGATCGCTGCGGTGTCGGAGGACCAGACGGACAACACGTACTCAGTGATCTACGAGCTGCTGAATGCCAACGACGGAAAGGCGGCTGACGAGCTCGGCATCGACGTGGGATTGACCCGGTGCTTCCTGCGGGACCGTCCGGGCAAGCTGGAGCCGGTCACCGCGGCCGCCGGGTCGCGTGAAGGACAGCCGATCACTGACGCCATCTTGGATGAGACGCACCTATGGACTCCGCGCAACGGTGGGGTGAAGCTCGCGCGGACGCTGCGGCGGAATGTGGCGAAGATGAACGGCCGCACGTACGAGACCACCAACTCGTTCGTACCGGGCGAGGAGTCCGTAGCAGAGGGCACGCACAAGGCCGTGATGTCTGGCTCTGCGGGCGTCTACTACGACGCGGTCGAGGCGCCCCTGGTCAAGGAGGACGACTCAGACGAGACGCTGAAGGCGGCGCTGAAGGTCGCGTACGGCGACTCGTGGTGGGTCGACTTGGATCGGCTGGTGGCGGACATCCGCGACCCCGAAACGCCGTGGGAGGACTCCTGCCGGTTCTTCTTCAACTGGAACGTCGATGACCGGCAGAAGGCTGTCGCGCAGAAGCAGTGGGCGGGCTTGGCCAAGCCGGATGTCGTCGTGCCTGCGGGGACACGGATCGGGCTCGGATTCGACGGATCGATCTCGGACGACTGCACGGTGTTGATCGGCTGCGCCGAGATTGACGGTGAGCCGCACGAGTTCGAGATCGAGATCTGGTCGCGGCCGAAGCGGGCACCGAAGGGGTGGAGGATCCCGCGCAGGGATGTGCAAGCCCGGGTGCGTGAGGTGTTCTCCTACTACGACGTGGGGCTGATGTTGTGCGACCCGGCGAAGTGGCAGACGGAGATCGAGGGCTGGGCTGAGGAGTTTGGCGAGGAACGGGTCGTCTTCTTCGACACCAACCAGCCAATCCGCATGTCGCGTGCCTGTGACCGGTTCTCGACCACGCTGGCGGAGGGCGCGTTCTCCCACGACGGTTCGGAGACCTTCACCAGGCACGTGCTGGCGATGCACAAGCGCAAGGTGCGCGTCCGGGACGAGGACGAGGACGGTCGCACCAAGTTCGTGTTCGTCAAGGGTCCTGAGCGGGAAAAGATCGACGGCGGAATCGGCGGCGTCCTCGCCCTCGAAGCCTTCTCCACGATGCCCGAAGCTGAGCCAGAGCCCGAGCTGTTCGCGATGTGGGGGAGTCGATGACCAAGACCGCTGCGCTACTGCTGGTGGGCGCTTCCGCGTCTGTCGCGGCCGGCGTGTGGTGGATCTTTCCCCCGGCTGGGCTCATCGCTGTTGGTGTACTCCTGGCGGTCGCTGGCGTGCTGAATCTGGAACTCGGAGGTCGCCGGTGAGGGTCTGGGAGCGGCTGATCGGCCGGCAAGAGCGGCGACACGACCCGTTGGCGTTCGACGACTGGGTGAACTACTTCTCGTTCGGTGGCAACACTTACCCGTTGCTGCAGACCACGATGGGCACGGTCGACGAGGAGAAGATCGCCGCAACGGCGAACGCCGCGTACAAGAGCAGCGGGCCGACGTTCGCGCTGGTGTTGGCTCGGCTGCAGGTGTTCTCCCAGGTGCGGTTCCAGTGGACCCACTTCCAGGGCGGACACCCCGCGGATCTGTTCGGTTCGCCGGAGCTCGCCGTCCTGGAGCGTCCGTGGCCGGGCGGCACCACCGGCGACCTCTGCGCGCGCATGGAGGTCGACGCGAGCCTGGCCGGCAACGCCTACATCCGCCGTACGCGGCCGGACCGGTTGAACGTGCTGCGCCCGGACTGGGTGACCATCGTGTTGGGCTCCCAGGAGGATGCGGACCACCCGAGCGAGGCGCCCGATGTCGAGGTGGCCGGTTACCTGTACCAGCCGCCGAACGGCAGGCAGACGGCGCTGCTGCCGCACGAGGTCGCGCACTACGCGCCGATCCCGGACCCGGACAGCAACTTCCTCGGCCAGTCCTGGATCACGCCCGTGATCAGCGACGTGCAGGGCGACAGCGTCCAGAACGAGCACAAGCGCGCGTTCCTACGCAACGCGGCCACACCGAACCTGGCGATCAAGTTCGATCCCTCGATCAAGCACCAGCAGATCAAAGAGTTCGTCGAGATGATCGAAGAGGACCACACCGGGGCGTGGAACGCGTACAAGACGCTGTACCTCGGTGGTGGCGCGGATCCGATCGTGATCGGCAAGGACTTCAAGGAACTCGACTTCGCGGTCACCCAGGGCAAGGGCGAGTCGCGGCTGGCCGCGGCAGCGGGTGTTCCGCCGTCGTGGGTGGGGTTCTCCGAAGGACTCCAGGGCTCGTCGTTGAATGCGGGCAACTTCACGGCAGCGCGGAGGAGGTTCGGTGACGGAACCATGCGGCACCTGTGGGCCAATGCCGCGGCCTCGCTGGAGACGATCGTCCGTAAGCCCAATCCGAACGCCAACCTGTGGTACTCGGATCGCATCCCGTTCTTCGCGGAGGACTCGAAAGACGCTGCGGAGATCCAGAACCGCGAGGCGCTGACGATCACCGCGCTCGTGCGCGACGGGTTCACCGCAGAGTCGGTCATCGAGGCCGTCCGCAACCAGGACTGGAGTCTGCTCCAGCACACCGGACTGGTGAGTGTCCAGATGCAGCCGCCCGGGAGTGAAGCGCCGAAACCCAACGGAGATGGGAATGGATAGGACCAAGCCCACCAAGCTCTGCTATCGCGCGGTCGAGTTCCGCGCGACGCAGGATCACGGCGACGGCCGCACGCTCGAAGGGTACGCGGCGGTCTTCGACACCCCCACCCGTATCGAGTCGTGGGAAGGCATCTTCGACGAGGTCGTGGCCCGCGGCGCGTTCAAGCGCACCCTCAACGGGCGCAAGCCGGTCTTGCAGTTCGACCACGGCCGTGACGCCCGCACCGGCTCGGTGCCGATCGGGTCCATCGAAGAAATCCGCGAGGACGAGCACGGCCTGTTCGTGCGCGCGAGGCTGTTCGACAACGACGTGGTGGAGCCGATCCGCCAGGCCATCGAGGGCGGCGCCATCGACGGCATGAGCTTCCGCTTCAAGGTCGTGCGCGACGAGTGGCGCGACAAGGACGGCAAGCTCGTCAAGGACAGCGAACTGCTCGACCTGCTGTGGAACCCCGGTGACCGCGGCCCGCTGCAGCGCTCGATCCGCGAGGTCGAGTTGTTCGAGGCCGGACCGGTGGTGTTCCCCGCCTACGAGGCCACCACCGTCGGTGTGCGGTCGCTGCTGGCGAACCTCACCGACTCCGAGCGAGACGCGCTCATGCGCGACCTCGCCAGCGAACTTCGGCAGCCCGACAGCGAGCCCGGCCACACGGCCACCTCGCCCACGCCTGCCGTGACATCCGACGCGGCCGTGCGCCACTCGGATCCCCAGGAGCCCGCCACACCTGGCACCTCCGCAGTCAACACACCAACCGAAAGGAACACGATCATGGCTGACACCATGACCGTCGAGGAGCGGGGCGCGCGCCAGAGCGAGATCCGGGCGCGACTCGCCGAGATCGACAGCGAGTGGAACGGCGCCGCCCTTCCCGAGGAGGTCCGCACCGAGTGGGACAGCCTCAACGCCGAGTACGACGAGCACTCGCGCGCGATCACCGAGACCAGCGAGCGTCGGCAGCGCATCCATGCCCTCGCCGAGCACACCGGAGGCGAGCGGGTCGACAACGCCCGCGCCGGGTACGGCCGCGGCCCGGAGGTGATCCGCAAGGCGGAGAACATCTACGACCTGGGCGAAATCCGCAACCGGGCCAGCAGCATCGACGAGCTGCCCCGGCTGTACCGGGACAACGCGATGCGCGCCGTGGAGACGGCCCGCTTCCCCGGCGCGAAGGACCGGTCGGCGGCGCAGAGTCAGGTGGAGCGGCTGCTGGACTCCGTCGACGACGAGAACGGCACTCTCGCTCGCCGGATCCTGGTCACCGGCTCGCCAACCTACGATCGCGCATTCGGCAAGGCCATGACCGCGTTGTCGACGAACGGCCTCACCGCCGAGGAACAGCGCGCCCTCGCGCTGGGCACCGGCTCGGCCGGCGGCTACGCGGTGCCGTTCCAGCTCGACCCCACGGTCATCCTGACCAGCAACGGACAGGTTGACCCGATCCGCCAGATCGCCCGCGTCGAGCAGATCGTGGGCAAGGAGTGGCAGGGTGTCACCTCGGCGGGGATCACCGTGTCCCGCGCCGCTGAGGCCGCCGAGGCGGCCGACGACTCGCCGACCCTGGCGCAGCCCACCGTGAAGCCCACCCGCGTTCAGGGGTTCGTGCCGTTCTCGGTGGAGGTCGACCAGGACTGGACTGCGCTGCGCTCCGAGATCACCATGATGCTCGGCGAGGCCAAGGCAGAGGAGGAAGCGACCTCCTTCGTGCTCGGCAACGGCACCGGCGACAACCCGCACGGTGTGGTCGCCACCCTGAACACGTCCAGCCACGTGGACGCGGTCGGCGAGGGCATCGCCGTTGCTGACCTGTACGCGGTGGAGGAGGCGCTGCCGCCGCGGTTCCGTGCGCGTGGGCAGTGGCTGGCCAACCGGTCGATCTACAACAAGGTCCGCCAGCTCGACACGCAGGGCGGCGCGAACCTGTGGGTCCGGCTCGATGCCGGGCTTCCGCCGGAGCTGATCGGCTACGCGGCGCACGAGGCGTCGGCGATGGACGGCACCATCGACCCGGCCGCCGCCGGTACCCACCTGGTGCTGCTGTTCGGGGACTTCTCGAAGTTCCTGATCGTGGACCGCGTCGGCATGGAGGTCGAACTGGTGCCGCACCTGTTCGGCGCCAACCGGCGCCCGACCGGCCAGCGCGGCATCTACGCGATCTGGCGCAACTCCTCGAAGATCCTGACGGACAACGCCTTCCGCCTGCTCAAGGTCACGACCGCCGTCTAATCGCCAGAACGAGCTGAACGGAGGGGGTAATCCATGCGATTGCCCCCTCCGTCCGGAAGGGACAGCAGCATGTCTGCAGAGATTTTCGTGGCCACCGAGTCGGCCGTGTTGTTCGCCGAGGGACGGCAGCACGTCATCCACAAGGGCAGCACCCGGATTCGGGCCGGCCACCCACTGCTCAAGCGCAACAGCCACCTCTTCAAGCCGCTGGATGTCCACTTCGACGTGGAGCAGGCCACGGCCGCTCCGGGCGAGCAGCGCAACCTCGACCTTGGTGCGGTTCGCGCCTGGGCCAAGGAGAACGGCGTCGATGTGCCCGCTCGGGGCAAGATCCCGGCCGCCGTACTCGAGCAGTACGAGGCCGCTCAGCGGGCGAGCTGACGTGGCGCTCGGGGACCCGTACGCCACACTGCCGGAGCTGAAGTCGTACCTGGGTGACATCGGGGACACGATCGACGACGAGAAACTGACCAGCGCCCTCGAATCAGTGTCGGAGGAGATCGAGGACCACACCAACCGGCAGTTCAACGACGCTGGCGCATCGTCGGCTCGGCTGTACCGGCCACGCAACGGTGGCAAGGTCAAAGTCGACGACTTCCACACAGCTGACGGGCTTGTGGTCGAGGTCGACGCTGACGGCGATGGCGTGTACGAGACGGTTTGGGCGGCCACGGACTACCAGCTGGAGCCGCTGAACGGCGTGGTCGACGGCAGGGATGGGTGGCCGTTCGAGCAGATCCGTGCCGTCGGTTCGCGGACTTTCCCGCTCACTCGGCGTGCCTCAGTGCGGGTCACGGCCCGGTGGGGATGGGAGACGGTGCCAGACCCGGTGAGGCAGGCGTGCCTGATCCTCGCGGCCGAGACGTTCAAGCTGAAGGACGCTCCTTTCGGGGTCGCGGGCTTCGGCGACTACGGCCCGGTGCGCGTGAGGAACAACCCGATCGCGGCGAAGAAGCTCGGCCCGTACATCCGCTACCGCGTGGCGGTGGTCTGAATGGCTGCGCCCACCATCGAGCAGATCATGCAGGGCATCGAGGCCCGGCTGCAGACCATCAGCGGTCTGCGCACCTCGCCCTACGTCAAGGACACCATCAACCCGCCGTTCGCGGTCGTGGGTGTCCCGGACATTCCGGAATACCACATGACGTTCAAGAAGGGGCGGTTCCGTCTCGCGCCCACCGTGACCGTGCTGGTGTCGGCGGCCCTGGACCGGGTCGGGCAGATGAAACTCGCCGGATACGCCAATCCGACCGGACCCACCTCGATCTCCAGTGCGATCGAAGGAGACCGCAGGCTCGGCGGGGTTGTCGAGGAGTGCTTCGTGTCGAACTTCCGCGTGCTCGGCGTCGAGGAGATTAACGCGATCGGCTACTACGGCGGCGAGTTCGAGCTGACCGTTGTCGCAGAAGGGAAGTGACGTGAAGACCAAGTACCGCGTCATCGGCCGGCAGAAGGTGTGCGGTGTGGAGCCTGGCGGCACGGTCGAGATCGACCAGGAGACCACCGCTCTGAATTTGCGAGCGCTGGTCAAGGCAGGCCACCTCGAAGAGGTCAGGGCGAGGCCAAAGCCCGGTGAGAAGAAGGACGACGCCTGATGTCCACCATCGCGCTGCTGAACTGCTTCTCCTACGTTGACGGCCACGACTTCACCGCCGACACCAACCAGGCCAACCTGGCGATGGAGGCCGCCGCCCTGGACCGCACCACGTTCCGCTCCAACAAGTGGGCCGAGCTCGCGGCCGGTCTGAAGTCGTCCACGTTCGACGAGTCGGGGTTCTTCCAGGCCGGTGACGGCCAGGTCGACCCCGAGGTGTTCAACCGGCTCGGTCAACGCAACCGGGTGCACACCTTCGGCCCTGAGGAGGTCGAGGGCGGCCCCGCGTACATGTGGAAAGCCGGGCAGTTCACCTACTCGCTTCTCGGCACGATCGGCGAGATGGCGCCGTTCTCGGTGCAGGCACAGGGAACCGACAGCGTCGGCGTGGTCCGCGGCCGGTTGGCGAAGGCCCTCGGCGACGTGTCCGCCACGGGTGTCCTCGGCTCCCCTGTCAACCTCGGTGCTGGCGCTGAGGGTGAGTACCTGTACCTCACCTTCCACGTGTTCTCGGCGGGCACCAGCATCTCGGTGAAGGTCGAGTCCGCGAGCGACCAGGCGTTCACCGCGCCCACTGACGTGGCATCGGCCACCCTCGGCCCCATCACCGCCGCCGGCGGCACCTGGATGAGCCGTATCGACGCCTCCGCCTTCACCGACCCCTGGTATCGCCTCAACGTCGTCGCGTGCACCGGCACCTTCTCGGTCGCCGCCGCACTCGCCATCCAGTAACCCCGCCAGACCCGCACCCCGCATGGCGCGGGGTGTTTGGCATGCCCGAAGGAGGCACGCATGGGCACGTTCGCCCTGCTGAACGAGCACGTCGAGATCAACGGCGTGGACCTGTCCGACCACGTCCGCGCCGGCACGCTGGCGCTGGAGGCCACCGCGCTGGACTCCACCGCGATGGGTGACGGCTGGACCGAGCAGACCGGTGGTCTGAAGTCCGGCACCCTGACCATCGAGTTCCTGGACGACTTCGCCGCCTCCGAAGTGGACGCCACTCTGTGGCCGCTGTTCGGCCAGGTTGTCACGTTCCTGGTGCGCCCGGACGGCGGTGCGGTGTCGGCGACGAACCCGAGCTACACCGGGTCGGTGCTGATCCAGCAGCACTCCGTGGGCGGCTCGATCAACGAGATGGCCATGAAGTCGGTGACCTACCCGACCTCGGGCGTCGTCAGCCGGGCCACGTCGTAAGTGCCCGCTCGGGTCGAGATCCGCGGCACCGACGAGTTCCGTCGCACGGCCGCGAAGCTGAAGGCCGCGGGCAACGGGAAGCTCACCCGCGAGATGGGCAAGCGGATGAAAGCCGCCGCCCAGCCCGCCGTCGAGGACGCCCAGCGGTCCGTGAAGGCCCTACGCACCACCGGTTCCCGTGGTGGGGGCGGGCAGCAGCGTCGCGAGTACGCGATGTCGCGAGCCCGCAAGAAGACCGACCGCGCGAAACGCAAGGCATTCGAGGGCCGGGGGCTGCGGTCCTCGGTGGCGCGCGCCGTGCAGACCCAGGTCCGCTCCGGCGCCCGCTCGGCGTCGGTGCGGATTCGGACCAACTCAAGTCGACTCCCGGCTAATCACCGGCAGCTGCCGCTCTACATGAACCAAGGCCGCTGGCGGCACCCGGTGTTCGGCAACCGCAGCAACTGGGTGGGCCAAACCGTCAAGCCCGCGGAGTGGTTCGACCGGCCCATGCGCCGCCACGGCGCGAAGATCCGCAACCGCGCCGTGGGTGTCGTCGGCGACATCAACCGAGAAATCGTGAGCTGAAAGGCAACACCGTGGCAGACCGCAATCTGGTCGAGTACGAACTCACCGTCGGCGACAAGTCGTGGCGGCTGAAGATGGCCGACATCCTCATCGACGAGTGGTGTGAACTCGAAGATCTGACTGGCATGGACGCCGGCGAGCTCTACGCCCGCTTCCTCGCCGGCGGCATGCGCGCCAAGAAGGCGTTCGTCTACCTCGCCCGCAAGAAATCCGGGGCCGAGGTTCCGTGGGACTCCCCGGAGCTGAACTTCCGCACCGGCGACTACTCCGTCAAAGACGTGACCCCCAAGGTCCGCCGCAAGCCCAGCAAGCCCGCGGCCGAGCCGGAGGCAGAGCAGGAGGCAGAGCAGGACCCTACCGAGGAGGCCGCGACGCCTCCTTCCGCGACCTCCTAGACGAGTACAAGCCCCAGTTCGTCGTGTTGCTCCGCATGCACCCGAGCGAGGCCGGACGCATGACCGTCACTGATTTCCGCATGTGCATCGCGCTGGTCGAGGGAATGAAGAACGGGGGCGGTGGTGGCAAGTAAGGACCTCGTCTTCACCGTCCTCGGCATCGACAAGGCGTCGAAGACCTTCGACAAGGTCGGCGAATCGATGGACCGCATGGGCAAACGCGCGGTCATCGCCCTCGGCGGAGTCACCGCCGCTTCGTCGGCCTCGGCGTTGGCGGTCGGCGCCACAGTCGGCGCGCTACCCCTGGCGTTCGCGGGGTTCGGTGCGTTCGCGCTGCGAGAGAACACCCGCGTGCGACAGAGCTTCGAGAACCTTTCGGAGACCGTCCGCACGGGCCTTGCCGCCGACGCCGCCCCGCTTGAGCAGGCATATGTCGGCGCCGCCGAGCAGATCGGCGCCTCGTATCAGCGGTTGCGCCCGCAGCTGCAGCGTGCCTTCGGCGCGAGCGTGCCCTTGGTCAAGGAACTCACCGGCGGTGTCCTTGACTTCGCCGAGAACGCCATGCCCGGCATGGTCCGCTCGGTCGAACGTGCCGGACCCGCCGTCGCCGGCCTGCGGACGCTGCTGGGCGACACCGGCACCGGTTTCAGCGAGTTCTTCGACAACATCTCGGAGCACTCGGAGGCGGCCGGGGACGGCTTCGAAAGCCTCGGCAGACTCGTCCAGGAGACGCTCTCGGGCACCGGCAGCACCCTGGGCACCCTCACCGACCTGTGGGCCGAGCACGGCGAGCAGGTCGTCGACGTGGTCACAGGCATGGGCGGCGCACTCGGCGAACTGTCCGGCGGCGCGTTGCCGGTGCTGTCCAGCAGCCTCAGCGTGGTGCTCGACGTGCTGCAGGGCGTGATCGGCGTCATCGAACCCATGTCGGGCGTCCTCGGCCCCGTCATCGGCATGTGGCTCGCCCTCGGTGTGGCCATGAAGGGCCTGCGCGGCGTCCGCAGCGTCGTCGACAGTGTCGCGACCTCGGTCACCAGCTTCGGTACTGCCGCGGGCAACGCGGCGGGCTCGAAGGGCGTCAGCAAGTTCCGCGCTGTCGCGGGCGGTCTGATGGGCATGATGGGCGGACCGTTCGGGCTCGCGGTCGCCGGCGCCGCCGCAGTGATCGGTGTCTTCGGGCAGAAGGCCCAAGAGGCTGCCGATGACCAGCGCGCACTGACCGATGCGCTCCGCCAGTCAAACGGCGAGTTCGACCAGAGCGTCCGCTCCACCATCGTCAGCTCCAACGCCTACCAGGACATCGCCGGGTACGTCGACGCCGCCGGGATCTCCCAGAGGAAGTTCGTTGACGCGCTGATCGCCGGTGGTCCCGAGCTGGAACGGATGAAGGCTCGGCTGTCGTTCCTGGCCGGCATTCAGCCGTTCGGGCTGAGTCTGTCCCAGATCGACGATCTACGCGCCCAGATCACTGCCGCCGAGCAGGATGCCAAGCGCTACGGCGAAGCCACCGACGCACTCGCCGGTTCGATGCTGGCCGGGCGCCCGGGTGCCGACGCGCTTCGAGAGTCCCTCACCACGCTGGGCGACCAGACCGCGGACACCGCGGACAAGGCGGACGCGCTTAACGACGCGTGGCGGCGTCTTTTCGGCATCGAGATCGGCCTTGAGGAAGCCACAGCGAACTGGGAAGAGGGCCTGGCGCAGCTGACGGAACAGATCCAAGGCGTCCAGGGGGAAACTGCCAACTGGCAGGCCGCGCTACTCAACGCCGACGGCAGCATCAACACCACGACCGAGGCCGGCCGAAACCTCCTGGGCAACCTGATCGAGCAGGGCGACGAGTATCGCACGCTCGCGCAGACCGCCTATGACACCGCGATCTCCCAGGGGCAGTCGCAGCAGCAGGCCACGCAAGCGGCGCGTGATGCGGTGAACGAGCGTCGGGCGCAGTTCATCCGCGAGATGGAGGCGCTCGGTTTCACTGAGACGCAGGCGCAAGAGCTGGCCAACCGGTATCTCGGTATGCCCAAGGACGTGTACACCGCGATCCACTCGCCGGGCATGGCCGCCGCGATCGGTGCTGCACGCAGTCTGGTGGGCTGGCTCAACAGCATCCCCTCGTCGGTGTCGACGACGATCTCCGTCGCGGCGACCGGCCCGGCGTGGCTGGCGCTGCAGGGCATGCGGGCACTCGGCCACATGCGGGACGGCGGTCTCGTCGAGGGATACGCCAACGGTGGCCGCGTGCAGGGCTTCCCCAACGGTGGCCAGGTCCGTGGCCCGGGAGGACCTAGGGACGACCTGGTCCCGGCGATGCTGTCCAACGGCGAGTTCGTGATGAACGCGCGCGCGACACGCCGCTACCTTCCGCTGCTCGAGGTCATGAACGCGCAGAAGTTCGCCAACGGCGGGCTCGCGGGCGCGGCGGCGGAGATCCTCGGCCGCCTCAAGCGGGGCGGCAGCCTGTTCGAGGACTTCTCCTACCACGGCATGGACGACACGGTCGGCCGCTACCAGCGGGAGCTGTCCGATCGGTTCTACCGCTCACACCGTGGGTTCGACTTCGGCGGCCCCGGCACCACGAACGCGGTCACGCGGTTCCTGCAGCAACTCGCCGCCCCGACCGCTGGCCGGTCTCGCGAGGACACCTCACCGGTCCGGGCGGGCAGCGGCGACGAGTTGTTCCTGGCCTGGCTGCGCAAGGTGATCAAGGTTCGCGGCGGCAACGTCCAGCTCGTGTTGGGGAGTTGAGGTGGCCTTTCCTTCCGATCCCGTCGACGTGACGGTGGAGCTGCGCTACGACGACGCGTGGCACGACATCACCACCGACTGTCTGGCGCGTGAGGACATCGTCATCACCCGCGGCCGGCGTGACTGGGCCTCCCGCAACGACCCCGACCGGTGCACCCTGCAGCTGAAGAACGTCGAGGGCAAGTACAGCGAGTTCAACCCGTCCTCCCCGCTGTACGGCAAGATCGGCCGGAACACGCCGTTACGGGTGCGGATCGGGGAACACGACCCGGTGCTGCACATTCCCGGGCTGCGTGGCTCCTCCGTGTCCACTCCGGACGCCGCCGCCTGGAGCGATCTCGACCTCCGCATTGAGGTCGAGCCGAGCACGTGGCGTCCCACCGGTCCGGTCGCGCTGCTGTCGAAGTGGGCAAGCGCGGGCGATCAGCGCTCGTTCACCTTGAGCCTGAACGCGGCGGGCCGGTTGGTCCTGGACTGGTCACCCCTGGGCACGCTCGCGTCGGCCCTGTCCCGGACCTCCACGGCGGCGATCCCGGAGAACAGCGGCCGTCTCGCCGTGCGGGCCACCCTGCAGATCAACAACGGCGCAGGCGGCCACACCGCGCACTTCTACACCGCGCCCACCCTCGCCGGGCCCTGGACCCAGCTCGGCCTGTCCAGCACGGGCAGCGGGACCACCGTCGTGCACGCTGGCACGCAGGCGCTGGAGATCGCGCGCGCGAACAGCGGATGGCGCGCCTTCAACGGCGACCAGCTCTTCGACGGCGAGGTGTACGCCGCCGAGATCCGCAACGGCATCGACGGACCCCTCGTCGCCAACCCGGTGTTCACCGAACTCGACGCGGGGCAGGCGCCCTTCACCGACTCCGTCGGGCGAGAGTGGACGTTCGACGGGGGCGCCGCGGTCATCGACCCGTCGGTGCGCTTCGCCGGTGAAGTCGTGGCGTGGCCCGAACGCTGGGACCCCACCGGTAACGACGTGTGGGTCCCCATCGAGGCCGCGGGGATCAGCCGCCGCCTCGGCCAGGGCGCCGCCCCGGTCCGGTCGTCGATGTTCCGCGCGTCGACCAACCCCGGGCAGTCCAACCGGACGGTCGCCTACTGGTCATGCGAAGACGGCGAGAACTCGACCCGCATCGGCTCGTCCATCGGCGGCCGGCCCATGACCATCGGACTCATACCCGGCTTCCCCATCCGCGACGTGGACTTCACCGCCTACAACGACTTCCGGGGCAGCGACGCGATCACCGAGTTCCACATCACCACCGCGTGGGGCTACGTGCCCGAAGCCCCGGACACCGGCGAGTTGCGGGTGCTGTCGCTGCTGCACGTCCCCGACGAGGGTGTCGCCTCCACGGTGGAGATCCTCAGCGTGCGCACCTCCGGCACGGCCGCGGAGTGGGGCATCGAACTCGACGCCGCTGGCAGCCTCCGCATGCGAGCCTGGGACCGCACCGGCGCGAGCATCCTCACCAGCGGAACCTTCGCACCCGGGGGCCTGTCCGTCGAGGGCCGAAACCTGCTGTTCGGCATCTGGCTGGTACAGAACGGCTCCGCCATCGACTGGCAGATCTTCGCATTCGAGGAGGGCCAGCCCTTCGGCTACGCCTTCCCAGGCACCCTCGCCGGGAACACCTTCGGACACGCCACCGCGCTCCTGCTCGGCAAGCTCGGCGACCTCAACGGGACCGCCATGGGCCACGTGTCCGTGCAGAACACCGACACCGACGCCATCGGCGGGATCCTGTTCGACGGGTTCCAAGCCCACCCCGCCGAGGGCGCCGGCAACCGTGCCGCCCGGATCGCGAGCGAGGACCAGATCCCGTTCCTGGTGACCGGGCCGACGCGCGCCGAACTCCTCGGCTACCAACAGCCCGACACCACCCAGGCGCTGCTCGAGGAAGCCGCTGTGGCGGACCTCGGTGTGCTGGGCGACGCGCGCTGGTTCCTCGGCATGCACTACCGCACCCGCGCGTCGCTCGAGAACCAGACACCGCTGGAGCTCAGCTACGAGGGCGGGCACCTCTCGCCGCCGTTCGAGCCGGAACCCGATGACCAAGCCACCCGCAACGACATCACCGTCGAGCGCGTCGGTGGCTCCTCAGCGCGCGCCATCCTCGAGACAGGCGTCCTGTCGGTGCAGGACCCGCCGAACGGTGTCGGCCGCTACGACGACAAGGTCGACTTGTCGCTGGCCAGCGATGCGCAGGCCGAGGACCAGGCGTCGTGGCGGCTGCACCTGGGCACCGTGCACGAACAGCGCTACCCCTCGGTCACGGTCAACCTCGCGCGCAACCCGCAGCTGATCGACGCCGTCCTCGCGCTGCAGGTCGGTGACCGGATGACGATCGCCGACCTCCCGCCGGGCCGCTCCCCGGACGGGGCGGACCTGATCGTGCAGGGCTACGTGGAGCGGATCGGCGCGGGCGGGTTCGCCCACGAGTTCGCCTTCACCTGCACACCCGGTTCGCCGTGGGTGGTCGCGGTCGCCGACCAGGACCGTGCCGACACCGCGGGCAGCGAGCTGCTCACCGCGGTGGACGCCGACGACACCACGTTGCTTGTCGCGACCACCGTCGGCGGTGGCGAGGACGATCGCTGGACCACCGACCCCGCGATGTTCCCGTTCGACGTGCGCCTCGGCGGGGAACGCTGCACCGTCACCGGCATCGCCGATGCCGCCACCGACACGTTCGCGCGCACCGTGGCTGGCGGGTGGGGCAGCGCCGACACCGGCCAATCCTGGGCCACGACAGGATGGGACGCGTCGGACTTCGCGGTCGCATCCGGCCTCGGCACCATGACCTGTACCAACGCCAACATCCGCCGGTGGGCCATCGTCAACGGTCTCGACACCACCGACTTCGACCTCACCGTCACCACCTCGGTGAGCGCGGTCTCGACTGGCGGCTCGTCCCGGACAGCGCTCGTGGCCCGCTACACCGACGTGAGCAACAACTACACGGCGTTCCTCACCTTCACCACCGCCAACGCCGTGTCGGTGACCATCGGGAAGTTCGTCGCGGGGATCGGTACCGCCGTCGGCTCCAAGGTCACCGCGTTGTCCAACGCCGGGACCCCGTCGTTCCGGCTGCGGTTCTCCGGCACGGGCACCACGCTGCGCGCAAAGGTGTGGCTGGCCAGCGCGCCCGAGCCGGAAGCGTGGGACGTGATCGCCACCGACACCAGCCTCACCAACCCCGGGAAGGTCGGCCTATACACGTTCCGGGAAGTCGCCAACACCAACACCAACCTCGTCGGCCGGTTCGACGACTTCACCGTCACCCACCCGCAGACGTTCACCGTCGTCCGCAGCGTCAACGGCGTGACGAAGGCCCATACCGCGGGCACCGACGTGCGGCTGTGGCAACCCGCGATCGTGGCCCTGTAGGAGGCAGCACATGGCATGGCGCTCCGGAGACCGGGTCACCGCCCAGCGGCTCAACGGCCCGAGCTGCATCCTGCTGAACGACTCCACCTTTCCCGTGCCTCACGACGACGACACGATCGTCACCGCGTGGACCCTCGCCGAACGGAACGATTCCTACGCCGGAAATCCGATGTGGAGTAGCGGTGGTGAGATCACCATCCGCCGTGACGGCATCTACATGGTCGGTGCGAAGGTGGCCTTCGCCCAAGACCCGGACGGTGACGAACGCACCGTCTACGTCCTGAAAAACTCGACCGCGCCCGGGACCGCGTCGTTGGCGCACGACTCGAACCCGCCCTCGATCGTCTCCGGCGGATGCACCCCCGTGGACTGTGAATCGTCCGCCGTCCTCGTCGCTGGGGACGTGTTGCGCGTGAACGTCTACCACAACGGTGGCACTTCGCTGAATCTCCGCGGCGACACGTTTCCCGGCCCGATGAGGTTCTGGGCTGTTTGGCAGAGCGAATAGGAAAGGTACCGCGAATGTCCGTTGCGCACGCGACACAAAACCAGCCGATTCACAACGCGATCCAGTGGACTGGCGACAACACCGCCGAGATCGCCCACTTCGTCACGAGTCAGCAGCTCACCGTCTTCGTCGAACACGGCGGCGGCAGCCTGCTGCTGTGGGACAGCACGACAAACGAACACATGATCATCGAACGGGTCTACCTCAACCAATGGATCGTGAGCGCGCCCTACTACTCGACATCGCCGGACCAACAAGCGCGCTACCCGTACGACATCGTGTCCGACGGCGAATTCCAGCTGAAGTACAGCACCTCCTCGTAACAGCGAGACATCACAGAAGCGAGGGATCCTGTGCCGATCAACGCAGGCGAGAAGATCACCGCCGCGAACACCTCGTGGGACATGGGTGGGGTCGCGCTCACCGACCTCACCTCCGGGGTGGTCGCCAACACCTACCAGGCGTGGGGCAGTGAGAGCGTCCAGTTCCCGAGTCCCGGCGTGCCCGTGAAGGTCTCCGCGCAACTGACCGGGCGGGTGTTCAACACCACCGACGCGGACGCGAACGGCATGGGCCGCGTGCTGATCAGCATCGACGGCGGCGCCACCTTCACCAGCGGCAACGAACCCTTCGTCGGCACCGGCAACAACGCCGGCGGCCGCGGCGGGTTCGCCTCCTCGCACTACGTCGAGGGAACACCAACCGGCGACATCATCGTCAAGGCCGAAGCCCGCGGCTCGGACGCCGACAACGACTACATGAACGGCTTCCTCACCGCCCTGATGCTGCCCCAGTGAGAACGGAGAACCTCGTGAGTGAAGCCGTGCAGATCGCGATCATCGGTGCCGTCGGCGCCCTACTGACCGGCGTCCTGGTGGAGCTGATCCGTACCCGCCGCGCTCAGAATCGCACCAACGAACAACTCGGAGGCGTCCTCGGCCAGGTCAGCCCGAACAGTGGGAAGAGCTTGCACGACGCTGTCACACGCATCGAGGGCGACGTAGGGGAGATGCGGAGGCAGCTCGGCAAGCACGGCGAGCGGCTCGCGAAAGTCGAGACACGCCTATCCGACCACCTGCAGAGGAGCTGACCAGTGGCGATCTACCCCGGTGCCGAGTACCGGCCGCTCGGCCGGCAGACCGAGCCGGCCATGTCGGCGCACAACATCCTGTGCTTCCACACGATGGTCGGCTCGCTCGCGGGCACCGACAACATGTTCGACGACGACGGCTACTACGGCACCGAATCGCACTTCGGGGTCGGCGGCAGCAGCGACGGCAAGCGGGACGGCCACGTGATCCAGTGGCAGGACACCACGTTCGGAGCCGACGCCAACCTCGATGGCAAGGGCGACGTGATCAGCGTCGAGACCAGCGACGGCGGCGACCCGGACCAGGAATGGTCGCCGAAGCAGCTCGACGCGCTGGTCGAGCTCGGCGTATGGGTGTGCCGCACCCACAGCATCCCCGCGGTGCTCATCCCCGACACGAAGCCCGGCCGGCGCGGCATCGCCTACCACCGGCAGGGCTGCGACCACTCGTCGTCGTACCGGCCGGAGGGCTGGCCGTACGACGCGTGGCGGGTGCCCGGCGGGCGCCGCTGGTCCACCGTCCTGGGCAAGGTCTGTCCCGGTGACGTGCGTATCCGGCAGCTGGTCGACATCGTCATCCCCCGCATCGCCGCCCGCCTGCGTGGCGCACCCAGCAAGCCCGACAGCAACCACAGAATCGAGGACCTGATGTCCCACCTCCATGTCCCGGCAGGCGGCGAGAGCGAGAAGAAGCTCGCGTTCTACCCGATCGCCCTGGACCCGACCCGCAAGTGGCGAGTCACCATCGCCCCCGGCGTCGACCGCGGCGTCTACATCGCGAGCATGAACACCTGGAAGAACCAAGACGAGAAGGTCGGCAAGGTCTCGACCTCCGACCCCGGTGGCATCGGCGCGGTCACCAAGGACTGTTTCATCCAGGAGCACGCTGGCCGCCGGTTCGACATCGGCGAGGGCGTGGCCAAGCTCGACCTCGCGTACTGGTCTGACCGGGCGTTCTCCGTGCAGGTGGTGCCGCGATGAAGGTCAGCGAGGCGTGGAAGGCAATCGTGGCCGCGGTCGGTGGCGTGGTCACCGTGCTGACGGTGACGGTTGCCGATGAGGTGATCGGGCTGGACGAGGTCGGCTCGCTCGGTGCTGCGGTGAGCACGCTCGTGCTCACCGTCTACGGCGTGTGGCGGGTGCCGAACAAGTACCCGGAGTAAGTGAGACCAGGCCACCTACCCCAGGGGTGGCCTGTTGAGAGGCCCCGCGCTCCCCACTTCGGTGGCGAGCGCGGGGGCCTTCTCTGTGTCAGGCCAAGTACGTGCCCTTGCCGGGAACGGTCACGACCAGGCCGCGCTCGGCGAGGTCCCGCACCGCGCGCCGCACGGTGGCTACCGTGACGCCGTACTCGTCGGCGAGGGTCTCGTGTCTCGGTAATCGGTGGTCGAACTCGCCCGCTTGGATCCTGCTGAGCAGGTGTTCGGCGAGCTGGCTCCACACGTACCGGTACGTGTTGTGGTCGAGCGGGTAGCGCGGACGACTCACTCTGGCGCCTGGTCCAGCATTTCCTCTGGCGAGGGCCAGTGCGGCGGCTTGATCCGCAGCAGTGTCTCGATCGCGGTGTCCTCGTCCCCGTCCTGGACTGCGACGTACAACTCGAGCAACTGATCGCGGCTGATGAGCGCGTGCTCCTGGCCGTCCGGTCCGAATGTCCAGCTCACGTGCCTGCCCTCGTCACGTCGATGACGACTCGCGCCGGCGCCTCGATCATCCGGCCGTCAAGTTCAGCGGCGCGCGCGTACAGCTCGGCGGCCAGCCCGCCGAACCGGTCGCCGAGCTCGCGCAAACCTTGGGCTGGCAGCTCGCCCCCGTCCTGGCCGGTCATGAGCTCGGAAACGACCTCGCCGAGGTGCAGGTTCACTTGCGCGAGCCGGGCGAGGAGCTCGCGATCACGAGCGATCATGCCGGTACCACCTTTCGCGTCGGCATCGAGTCGGTGATCCAGACACAGGTCTGACACCTCGGCGGGTCGACCAGCCGCGCGTCGAGAGCGTCCGGCCAGAACAGCCAGTTACACCGGGTGCGCACGAAGGGGCGCCCCTCGTCGTCCTGCCGCCTCTCGACGACTACATGCTTCTGTTGCCCTGCGGTCTGCCACATCGGCGCACCCACTGGCGTGGCTCCTTCCGTCCCCGTGGCTCCCGAATATCCCCATCCGTCCCGGACCATGCAATAGAATCCGTAGAATAGTTGCGCAATACCACCCGTTTGCGAGCTTGCATGAGCGCAGAGTGAACAATCTTTAGTCCTTGTGGCCACGATTAGGCGCTCGCGCGGCGGCGTTGTTGCATGGATTCTGTAGATTCCACGACGAGCTAAGGAAGGATGCACACCCGTGAAGCTGACTCATCTGGGGAGCACGTCGAAGAACGGTGGCTGCCCGGAGGCATACGAGACCGATCGCGGCACCTTCATCGTTCAGGGCACGAGGGTCACTGATCCCGAGGCGCTCGCGATTCTCCGTGAGCGTGGTTTGCCCGACCACGAGACCGCGGTCGAGATCCCCAAGGAGCTGGTGGAGTTCTTCCGGGAGGCCCGTGGGTGACGGTCCGTCGTCTCGGCCCCGGCGAGCTCGGCGCACTGCTCGACACGGTGCGCCGCTCGTCGTGGCGGTGGGAATGCCAGGGGCACTACGCCGTCGACGAGGACGAGCTCGACGCGTGGCGCAACGGCCGACCGGTCGAGGAGACCGACGAGGACCGCGCCTGGCACGCCTACATTGGCCGCCTGCACGCCGCGGGCATCCCGTTCGAGCGCGTGCGGATGCTCACCGACCCGCTCAGCGAGTACCTGCGGTGGATGCTCTCGATCACCCACGCCAACGTCGAGGCGGGCGAGGACATCCGCTGGATCGACCAGCACCAAGCCACGCGCTTGGGGATGCCGGGCTACGACTTCTACATCCTCGACGACGACCGGGTCGCGGTGCTCTGCTTCGATGAGCAGACCGAGCTGATCGGTATCGACCTCGACGACGACCCCGAGGTCGTGCGGCAGCACCAGGGGTGGCGTGACCTGGTGTGGCCGCTGGCGACGACCCACGCCGACTACATCGCAGGGAACAGGTGAGCATCGAGAAGCGGCAGCTCACGTTGGCCGACACGCTGCGCGGCCTGCGCGAGCATGCGGGGTTCCGCACCGGCAAGGACTTCGCCGCGCACATCGGCTGGCTGCCCTCGAAGGTCAGCCGCATCGAGAACGGCCGCACCCTGCCCAGCGACGCCGACGTGGCCGGGTGGGTTGCGGCAGTCGGCGGCAGCGACGCGGTACTCACCGAGCTGCGCGACGAGGTCCGCGAGATCCGGCTCGAACGCGATCGCTGGAAACGGCAGCTGCGGCGCGGCCACGCCGACCTCCAGCGGGACACCGCCGCCACCGAGCGCAGCGCCACCCGCATCGTGATGGTCGAGTTCTTCCTCGTGCCTGGCCTGGTTCAGACCGCCGACTACGCCCGCGCCGTGTTCGAGCTTGCCGCCGAGATGCACCAGACACCCCGCGACACCGACGCCGCCGTGCGCGAACGCATCCGGCGGCAAGACGTGCTCTACGACCCGGACAAGCGCGTCGAGATCCTCGTGGCCGAAGCCGCCCTGCGCTACCCGATCTGTCCGCCGGCGGCGATGCGGGCGCAGGTGGACCGGCTGGGCAACCTCGCGGGCCTGGCGCACGTCCGGCTCGGCGTGCTGCCGCTCGACACTGTGCTGCCCACCATCACGATGCACGGCTACACGATCCTCGACGACACGGTCACGGTCGAGGTCAACCACACCGATGTCGTCGCCACCGACCCCGACGACGTGGCGCTCTACCGCGGTATCACCGACCGGCTCTGGGAGGCAGCCGCCGAGGGCGGCGACGCACGTGCACTCCTTGCGCGCGTCGCCACCCACGCGGCGCACTGAAGCCGCGCGCTGGCCCGAATCTCAGCCCAAGGTCAGCGCGACCGGCTCGCCTTCGCTAAACGCAATCTTGCCGCGGTGTGAGACCTCGATCTGGTAGATGTTGTGCCCGCTCGGCACGCCTTCGATGCGGATGTCGAACACGCAGCTGTAGGTACCCTCGTCGAGGCGGCCGGGGCCGAGTTGCCCGGCGGCGAGGACCGCGCCCGCGTTGTCATAGACGGTGACTTGGGCGCCAGGGCCGATGTCGTCGTAACCCCGGTACCCTACGCAGTCCCCCGCGTTGGCGTACTCGGTGACGCCATCGGTCAGCGTGAAGGTTCCCGCGACGGCGAACGCTTCGCCGCCTTGCGTGTCTTCTCCGCCAGTAAGCAGGAGAACGAGTGTCGTGATGCCGGCCGCGACGACCGCGACGACTGCGGCAACGGCGATCACGACGCGGACGCTGACCTGTCGCCGTGGCGCCGGTGGCACGATGGGGAACTGCTCGGTGGGGGGATCGACCTCTGGGTTCATCTTCGATGTCTCCCGGTGGTGTGCATGCGTCTGTTCCTCGCAGTCGTCGTGATAAAGATCGGCATCGCGTAACGAGTTCGTTCGGACCACTGCCGACGTTGCGGTGTATGCGCGAACGAGGCCCGCTCGTTACCGCTTGGTGTCGCTGATGGGCGGCCGTGGTCTCATGGGCTGTCCAGCGGGTAATGGGGACTCCGGTGCTAGCCCGGCCAGATGCGGCGGCCGAGGCGCATCTTCCGGCCGGAGCCGCCGCACCTGCCGCACGGGCGCCACGATCTGCCCGACGGTGAGCGGAACTTCCCGGCGCCCGAGCAGCGGCCGCACGCCGTGTACGGCCACACCACGCACGCCACCGCATACATAGCGAGCACCACCAAACCCGCGACGATCAACTCCGCAGCGTCCACTTCGGTCTCCTATCTCCTCGGTGTTGGCTAG